TCCAGGTGGACATGAAGATAAGAGTGCATTATTTGAAATTCCATATAAGAACATGGTAAAATACATGTTCCAACTTCCATCTGATGAAGATTTTGAAATGCTTTATGGAAATTTAAAAGCACAAGAGACAATCAAGTTCTGGTCCTCTAGTTTTCTTCGTGGTACTACATTTGATAACTGCATCATCATTGTAGACGAATTTCAAAATCTCAATTTCCATGAAAGTGATTCTATCGTCACCAGAGTTGGTGAAAACTGTAAAATCATGTTTAGCGGAGATGCATCTCAAAGTGATTTGGTCCGCCAAAATGAAAAAAATGGAATCATAGATTTTATGAAGATTTTAAATGTTATGCCATCATTTGAAACTGTGGAATTTGGAATTGAAGATGTGGTTCGCTCCGGTTTGGTAAAAGAATACCTGATCGCAAAGCACTCACTGAACCTTTGACACCAGGCCAAAGCCGTGCTATACTGAGTGAGAGTCTGAAGCGATAAGATGAGCAATCCTTGGCAAACATTGAAGGCGAAAAAGTTCAATCATATTGAAATCAATCTGCCAAATCTTGAGCGAGAAACAATTGATGGAGTTCGTTATTATAGGATTCCTGGTAAAACAGAACTAAAAAAATTCGTTTCAGTCACTTCTGTTACATCACATTATAATAAAGAAAAGTTCATTAGTTGGAGGAAGAGAGTAGGAGAAGAAGAGGCAAACCGCATTACGAAAGCATCCACAAATCGTGGAACAGCGATGCACTCCCTCATTGAGAATTACTTGATGAATGAAGAGCTTCCAGAATCTACTCCTCTTCCTAAGTTTCTCTTTGATGTCGCAAAAACTGAATTAGACAAAATTGATAATATCATTGCAATTGAGCGTTCTCTTTATAGTGATTACTTCAAAATTGCTGGTACAGTTGATACAATTGCTGATTACGAAAGCAAATTAAGTGTTATTGACTATAAGTCATCAGAAAAACCAAAACCAAGAGAATGGATCGAAAATTATTTTGTTCAGGCTGCAGCCTATGCATTTATGCTTAAAGAATTAACTGGCAGAGAAGTTGAACAGTTAGTTATTATTATGGCATGTGAAAATGGTGAAGTGGTGACTTATGTTGAAACTGATGTTGAAAAATACATCCGCCTTCTCGTAAAATATGTAAAAAAATTCACTCAGGATAAACTCAAAGAATATGAATCACTCCGATGAACTTAAAAAAGAATTTCAGAAGAAGTTCTTATGTCAAGATAAATTCGCACAAGAAATTGAAAGTTTGGTGCAAAATGAGCCAGAGCACAATTATATTAGTGCCATTGTCCACTACTGTGAATCTAATGGTCTTGATGTAGAATCAATCTCTAAATTAATCACTAAACCACTTAAGGAAAAATTGAGATGTGATGCAATTGAATTAAATTTTCTTAAACAGAGTTCGAAAGCAAAGCTGCCTATATGAGCAAAGTGACACCACATGAAACTTTTAAAACTTATCTTGCACTAAAGCGTCACTTTTCCAGTGACAATTATGACTTCCACAAATATAATGGAAAAATCAAGGCTTCTATTGATGCATTTCATAAGAGAAAAGACAGACTCTTTTTTGAAAAACTGTCAAGACAAAAAAAAGATGACGAAGTTGTAGACTTCTTTGTTTCAAACTTTGTTTCTGCGACTGATCCATCATCCTTGTGGATTGGAGACATTATCAAGAATGGAAATGAAAAATATTTAGAATGGAAAAAGAAAAGACAATCTCTAACTTATGTTTTTGAATCCGATCTGCGAAATGTATTTGCTGGAAATAACTTTCTGGATTACCTGAAGATTGAAGGTGGAAAACATCCAAAAATATTAAAAGAGTATCTTTCTGGTAAGTTGACTTTGGAGACTTTAGTAATATTAGATCAAATGATCAACTACAAGAAAAAGTTTGATGGGGCACTAATAGATCCAATATGGGAATTGGTTTCTAAAAAAATAGAGAATTATTCTCCATTTTTAGTCCTAGAACTGGATAAATACAAGGACATCTTAAGAAAAGTTTTGCTGTGACATTTTTTGATTCTGATATTGTCCAGAACGAATTGAAAGAAATCGGATTTCTCCAGGAAAGAATATCTTCTACTATGCTTTCTTTTGAACACATGTCAAAAGAAGAGAAGCTAGAGCATATAGAAATGTTAGAGCAATTATTAGATAGACAAAGAGTTCTTTATGCAAGACTAAGTTTATCGGATGATCCCAAGGCAATTGAGATGAAAACTCGATTGGATAAATCAATGCAGTTGCTTGGGTTGGCCCCACATATGAAGATTGGTGATGTTTTTCAGAATATGACCAATCTCATACGAGACTCAAAACGGCAGTTGCAAGACGACTGAGCCTGTGCTATAATACTCTCATGGGCTTGGGAACCCTAAAGCCGCCTAAACTATCAATCGTATCAATCGTAACATGAATTTCAAAGATCTCAAGAAACAATCTTCCCTTGGTAGCCTAACTGAAAAGTTAATCAAGGAAGCAGAAAAGATGGGAGGAAATAATTCCAATGATAATCCTAATCTTTTTAAGCTAGAAACCGATAAAGCAGGTAATGGCCGTGCTGTAATTCGTTTTCTTCCAGCTCCCCCAAATGAGGATCTACCTTTCGTGAAACTGTATAATCATGGCTTCCAAGTCAATGGTCGTTGGTTCATCGAAAATTGCCCAACTACACTTGGAGAAGAGTGCTGTGTATGTCGTTCAAATGGTGAATTGTGGAACTCTGGTTTAGATTCCGACAAAGAAGTTGCTCGTGCTCGTAAGCGTAAACTGAGCTATTATGCCAATGTTTATATTGTGAGTAATCCAGCAGATCCTTCCCTAGAAGGTCAAGTTAAAATCTTCCGGTTTGGTGCCAAGGTATTTGATAAAATCAAAGCTTCAATGAAACCAGAATTCGAAGATGATCCAGTTATTGATCCTTTTGATATGTGGACTGGCGCCAACTTCCGACTTCGTGTAAAGCAAGTTGCTGGTTATCCAAATTATGATGATAGTGTATTTGAGTCACCATCTGCACTTCTAGGTGGAGATGACGAAGAACTGGAAGCACTTTGGAAGAGTGAACATTCTCTACAAGAACTGATTTCACGAGATAAAATCAAAACACCAGAAGAACTCGAAAAGCGCCTTAACTATGTTCTTGGCTCCAAGCCAGCTTCACAGGAGACACAAGAACAAGAAGCACATCTCGAATCTCTGATGCAATCAGCAGAAAGCGATATCATGAAGGAACTAGAAGAGTCATATTCTCGTAGTAAGTCTTCTAGTGTTGCATCAGAAACTGATGAAGATGAAGACGATGCCATGGCATACTTCAGTAAGCTAGCTCAATAATTCTTTCGGGGAGTCTTCTGGCTCCCCATTTTCTTATTCTTATGAAACTCAAAAACATCAAAAAAGAAAAGTTTTATAATCCAGTATTGGATAGTGATGGGAAGTTTCGTGCTACGATTCGCTTTCTACCTACAATTGAAGGAGATGAGTTTCCATGGATCAGTCTTTTTTATTATTCTTTTCTTGGTCCAACAGGAATTTTATATGAAGAAAACTCTTTAACAAACATCAAGAAATCAGATCCAGTTTCAGAGTACAATCAAAAACTTCTTGCCACTAATGCAAAAGCAGCAAAAGATGCAGTCAAAAAACAAAAAATAAAAATTGCTTATTATAGCAACATTTATGTCATTGACGATTCTACAAATTCAGATAATAATGGTAAGGTATTCATTCTGAAATATGGTAGAACTGTCTTTAGAAAAATTTTAAATGTAATGTATCCAGACATCGAAAAAGATATCGAAACAAATATTTTTGATCTACGAGAAGGTTGTAATTTCAATTACTATATTGAAGATAAAGATGGTTCTTATGAGTATGATCGTTCAAACTTCGGTCCAATTGAACCATTAGAAGTTAATGTTGAAGAAATCATGAATAATGCACATTCACTGTCATCAATGAAAGCACCAGATCAGTTTAAATCTTATGATGTTCTGAAGTCTCACTTAGATTATGTTTTAGGTGATTAAGAATATAGTCTGATATTGTCTCCTCTCTTTAAGGTTCTGCTCATATATTGAGTGGAATCTTTTTTGTATTTCATGATTTCTTCCATATCATTAAACACAATATTCAAGTACTGTGGCTTAAGAATAAAAATATTTCTTTTGTCGTCTTCTAGCTGATTTTCGTATTCATAATTTGTGATTGCAGTTAACATAGAAGCTGATGGCACCAGAATTTGACTTTGTAGATTATTGTCATAATATTCATAGAAATAATTATTTGATTGTTGTAGAGGTGTACTGGAAGTAAATTCAATAGATTCTCTTCCAGTAACTTGTAATTCAATTCCATTTCCTGATGTTGGTGGTGCTTCTGTGATGTCAATCTTGAATCTCACTTGATCTTCAATTCCATCTCCATTTGTATCTCGTCTTTCTAGTGATTTAATTACAAAAGAGCCATTAATTGCGTCATCAACTGCATTTTGAATTGTAATGATTAGATTTTGTCTTAGATCTAATATGTTTTGGTCAATGACTACTTCCACATCTCCCTGATAGATAAGTCTTGATATAACTCCAACAGCTTTATATCCTTCAACAAAACCATTTTCAGATTTCCACTGATTTGGCAGTTTGATACCTTTTGGTAGAATTAAATTTCCAATACTGTCTCTGATTTCTTGTGTTTCATAATGGTGTATACCATTGTACAGTTCATCATAAGAACCATACTTTTCGAGTAGTACCTTATCAAATATGGATTGTGGCAATGGCCATTCGGTTTGGATGTTGAGTATATTATTAGAAAGAAGAATTACCCAATCGAGTGTTTCATCGTTATAAATTTTGTATGCAACATTATCTGGTCTTTCGTCTCCAATGATCTTATACTTCGTGAAGTATGATAGATTTCCAAAAATATCCTCACGAAGTTTGCCGCGACGAAATAGATTCTTTGCAGTTGCATATTCTGAGATTTGCCTTTGATTGGGATCTCTACTGACATATTCAAAATCTGGAACTTGTCTGAAGTATGATGGCATTTTAGTAACCTATTTCGTTGTAATTTTTATCATAATCTTTAGATGTGACTGGTTCAAGTTCTTGAAATTGTAAAGAAATACTATATGATGTCATTGTTGCGGCTGGATCTGGAAAAGTCATATAAGTTCCATCTGGGGTGTAGTCAACATTACATGCCTGTAGTGCACATGTTTTTATTCTGTTCAATGATGGATGTGGATCTATTTCTCCTGCTTCTCTTGTTTTACCTCTAACATATTTTATTTCAAATACATTAGGAGCTTTTAAGAACAATTGACTGGAAGCAACTTTTACTGCCATAGCTTCTTTGAACGCTCTTATAATTCCTTTAACCACTCTGGCTTCACCGGAATCTCTGGGTGAAAGTTTAAATGTAAAATTGAATGGTCTTAGCTGTGGCCCCTGAAATAAAAGTTCCAAGTTTGGATTGACTACTGCTCCAGTGACTCTAGATAATAATCCTGTTGTCCCAGCAGCTTTTTGCGCTAATGATAGTTTTATTGCATTCTGCACACCCACATCTTTTATTTGTGAACTCATATATTCTAATATATTGTCGAACTGTTGTTGTCCGTTTCCTCCCATAATACTCATTGAAAACTGAGCAAGACCAAGATCCAATGGATTCACGCCAAGTCCATTCCAATCAACTGTGTTCATATCAGTTATTGATGGTTGTATTGGAAGACATATTGTTCCTTTTGGCACTTTTTGTGTATTTCTTCTTTCTAGTATCTCTCCAGTTTCATTATTTAATTTAAATTGTCTTGGTTCATATTGTATTATATTAAATTTTATGTAATCTTGGTTATTAGTTCTCAATGCAGTTGGATATACCCAAGGACCATTAGTGTCGTTGTAATTATCTCTTTGTCCTTCTTCATCTGGCACTAAAGCTCTATTTGAATCACTAAACAAATCAAATTGATCTTCTACTGGATCGGATCCTTGTGTAGGATCATTTTGCGCTGCCGCAGGCGACACTAATGTTGTTGTCCCAGCTCCAGTTTGAATTGTTAGTGATGTTGGTCCATTTGAAATTTGTCTGGCTGGAGTTGTAGCAGCGATAGATTTATACCCATTTAATGTTGCCATTCTTCCGGCAGAATTTGGAGGCGCTTCCGAATACCACTTTATTTTTACATCTTTTAAGAATGATTCTCCGTTTGAATTTGCTTCTTTGAAAAATGAATTGAATGCTGCAGATGGATTATCTTTAAATTTACCTTCTCCAAAATCTGCTGAATTTCTAGTTCCACTATATTGGAATAGTAATTCGTCCCCACCTAAAGTACCTGTTTCTTTTGAATATACATCTATACTGCCATTTACATTTGCTTTTACTACAGTTCTGTATGTGTTTCCATTGGCATCTTTTAATAGTGGAAATCGTTCTGTCGTAAAAACTGCTGGATCATTGGCACTGGGAATAAAGACTTGTGCCATCAGAACTCCCTCCACATAAGGGATACAACCATCTCAATTTTTCGTAGAGTATGAGACATTATCGTTTTTTATCTATTTATCTTCCAGAAATGAACACTGGAAAAAATGAAGGAACTTGTAAAATATATTCTAGTTCTTGAGGTTTAATATAATAAAACATTGACTGCATTCCTTCATAAGCATAAGTTCTGATTGGACTTTCGATGTACTCTGGATGCCGTTCCCAATGGTAATTGACTCCTTTCCAATATTGTCTACCTTCCTTCACAATTAAACTTACTGGGTGGACATCATACCACTGTCCTTTTGTTTTTGCGATATACCTGAAGGTATAGATTTTACCAGTTTCCATGGTTTCTTCTGTTCTACCAAGTTTAGACAAAATATCAATTAGGGCATTAAAATAAAAATTTGGTGATTGATTTTTTGGTAAACTATCAATAAGGTTCTTAAAGCTGTAGAACTCATCTTGTTTTTGTTGTAATCTTTTTTTTCTTTCGCTTAACTGATCCTGTACATAAGATCTAGGAGCTTCTCTTTGAAGTTTTTGTTCCTCAAATTTTATTTCTTCTTCTTCTCTTTTTAGTTTTCTTTCTGTTGATTTTGTTAGAGTTGAAAACC